TAAACTCACCGCGTAATGCCTCGTAAGTTTCACGACGGGCGATGCGGTCTTCTTTCTCTTCTTGCTGCAGCTGGGCCATCAGGGCTGCTCGCTGTTCTTTACTCAGGGACTTGACGTCCACACCTTGGTTGTTCTTTTCCATGTTTAAATCATTTTTGAATGGTTGATTATTTGTTTTTATTCTTCCTCGTAATCCTGCATTTCCGGTTCATCGTCTATCAGCATGGCCTACCCGTTGGCATACGCCCAGTCAGCCAGCTCGTTGAAAAACTCCGCTGCATCCTGGTTCTCCAGATCGGATGTCGTAAGAGTCACGTCTTTTCTTATGCGCTCAAGCGCTTCATGTGCTTTTTTATCCATATTGTTCTATTTATCGGTTAAACCTCCTTTTCGTTGGATAGCCCGCAGTTTGATGGCCAGTTGTTCCAGCTCCGCTGTACTAATCTGAACAAAGGGTTTGCCGGCTATCCGAGGGTTGTTGCAGAATTCGTTCACCCGGTTCCAGTCAGTGGTGTCTATACCCAACTGTTGCATCAGCTTCAGACATACGCTGCGTTTCCGTCGCAGTTCCTCGCGAAGTTTCTGCCGCCATTCATCCTGCCCGGTCAGTTTCTCCAAGGCACAGCAGCAGGCTTCATATTCCTTGGAAGTCATTTCACGGAGGCTTTCCGTACGGTCCCACGTGTACTGCAGAACGATTTGCTTCTTTAGCCCTTCCCGGTCTCCTGTACAGGGCAGCTTGTTGAACAATGCGTAGAACCGGGCGAAATTGGTTACTTCCTGTGCCATGTCATTTACCATTAAGAATCATTTCACATTCCGTTGATTTGGTACTGACACGATAAATTATCTTATCCGGCTTCACTGATTTACCTTTGTATTCAGCCTCAATTTGCTTAGCAAATATCTTTTTGAACTCATCACCCATTTTAGAAAGTATTTCTTTATTGTACTCCCCGCAAAAACCTATGCGTGAGGATTGGATTTCACGAATTGTTCCTCTATATACCGTAGCGGTCAACTTCATCACCACAACACCGGTTTCCATTTTTATTTTTCCCATATCGACTAATTTTATTCAAACAACACTTTAATGCCACACGAACTGGCCACGTCAAGTTCCAGTTTGGCTCCCTTGCTCAGTTCCCAGTCCTTCAGCATATAGATATAGTCACAAGCCAGCAACAGGGCAATGTCGGCCCGCATGTGGGCTCTCCAATGAGCTTCATCCGGCAATCCGTTCCTGAAAGGGTTTACAGGGTCATAGCCTTGTGCCTTCAGTTCCTCCTCGGCACGGCTGAAGGCTTCCTTGCGCTCATCCATGTCATAATGCGCGATAGCTCCGCTGATGTACACCTTCCCGGCACCGGTCGCCTCACCGCGCTGATAAGCCTTGTGCCGTTCCCACCGTTCCGGAACGACCACACTGTAGTTGCACGATTGGCAGCAGCAGCCTTCTTCTTTCACCGGGAACGGATTGTATCCGTAGCCCTCATACTCTTTGCCGCAGATGCAGCACACTTTCTTTTCTTCTTTCTTTTCCATCACTTCAAATCTTTTTAATGTTTACTTTACAACTTGGATTCCATATCAGCACATTACGTGCAAACAAGACATCACCCGTTTCTATTACGACATGACCGGGCATTTTCGCTCTTCTCACTTTTAAGTCGCTTTGGATGTTTCGCTCCAGCCAGTCATCCAATACGGACCGGCTGGAATTTCCGTCCAGCAGTATCTGGAACACTTCAGTTCCGGTGTAGCTTTCAAAAGCCTTCTCGTTATTATCCATAATCATTTTGGTAAATTATTACTTGTTTGAATGATTCCGTCTTCCCATACCACATAATAGCTTCCCGGGTCTCCAATGGCGCGTCCTTGACAATAAGCTTTATAACCGACCACCCGAATCTTCATATCACAGATATATTTCAATCTTACTGCACCGCCACCCATCGGCTGGCTTTTCTTTTCCTGGCTGATCCAGATGAAACATTTCTTCGGAAAGGTTTCCATCAATTCCACAGCCTGCGGATAATCCCATCCGGCCACCTGAAAGGAATCGATGATGATAAACTTCGGGCTTTTCGGTTTTTTCAGTCTGGCAATCACTTCCTCCAGACTGCCTTCTGTCACCACACGAAATTTACCCTGCACCTCATTCATCTTCAGATAACCCATACGCCGTTGGAAGCTTTGGTTGATTTTCTCTTCGTAACTCATGTACAGCACCGTCCCATAGTTGCACAGTTCCTTTCCAAGTTGCATCACAAAGCTGCTTTTCCCACTGGCACTGGCACCGCTGATGAACCACGAAGCGTTCTCTGCCGGGAACCCGAAAGGTTTGCTCCATTTCTCATCCCACGGCAGAGTAACCCATTTCTTGGCGGCTATTTCCTTCGGACTGTACGCACGCTTCATTATTCCGCTGTCATTTTAAGTTTCTCAATCTCGGTATAGACTCTTCTCAAACCACCGCATGTCTTCCGTACAATCTGGGCTATATCAGCCCCCGCAGGAGCATTTACCTTGGCTACAATACGTGCCTGGTTGTTCAAGAACTGTTCGCGCTCCTTTCCATCATCCGGAGTCACCTTGCTGTACCGGTCACCATAACGGCTCAACATTTCGGTATAGCCCACCTTCTTACATTCTATGGACCGGTTGATTTTCTCTTTCAATCCGTCTGCCCCCATCATATACCAGGCGCAGCAGCGCTCAGTGGCATTCCATAAGGCCTTCAGTTCCAGGAAAGCTTCATACTGCAGGTCGCCTGCTTCATCGAGGATGATAAGCGGGGTTTCCATCGAACGGAGGTAATATACCAGGTCTTCATACACATCAGAATACTTCCCCTTGCTGTCCACACCAAACTCTGCAGCAATCTTGCGTACCAACTTCAATTTTGTCTTTACCTGCGAGCAGTCGATATAAACGGCATTCTTGTGGCTTTGCACATAATAACGTGCCGTGAAAGTCTTGCCGATATTGGGCATGTCGCACAAGATGCCCGACAGACTGGACTGCTGTGAGAACTCCAGCTGGGCAGTTATATATTCAAAGGTCGGGGTCTTGGCTGCTTTCCATTCCATTTCACCACGGAGGTTCACCCCTAATTTGCGGGCAATGCTTATCCAGTTGGCATCGCTCAGGGCTTTGTCTGTCTGTCCGTTCTTGATTGCACTGTACACAGATGTACTGATGGCTAAAGAGGCAGCATGCTTGGCATCACTGGGATAGTTCGCACGGTTGGCGGCTATCGCTGCTAAAATCTTCTGTTTTTGCGCTTCTGTAATCATAATTCTAACGCTGTTTTAATGTTGTTCTAATTCTATTCTTACATGTCACTGATGGCCCTCATTGCCTCGCTTATTCCGGAGTGCCATTCATAATCTGATTCCGGATCTGCCGACAATTCGGCTGGCAAATCATCGGATAGTTCCACCGGGGGAAGTTCCAGTTCCTCTTCCGGGTCATCCGTTGGCTGATCCGGTGTACCGGTTCCCACCTTTCCGATGGCGTGGTCATTGAGGTATTTGCTGAAATGACTCAGAACTTTGTTTTGCTCTGTATAGGCTACCCGGTCTTCTTCGGTCTGTTCTGCCATCACCCGGTTGTAAGTCACTACCGGACGAACCTTGTCAAGGTAGCGGTCGTTCTGGTACAGGAAGACATCCGTAGGCTTGCCCTCTTCATCCGGCAGATAGTAAGCCGTCACCTTGCGGTTGTTTGGTTCCAGCTGCTCCAGCACTTCCGGACCGCTCAGCCACCAGTCCGCATTTGCCACACGTACTGTGGAATTTCTACGAATACTGGTATCTACCTTTTCTCCGATATATCTGCTCAAGGTCAGTTTATCAAGCGGTCGAAGGGTCGGATTGATTTTGGCTACGAGCACATCCCAACGGGTCATTCCGGGATATTTCTTTTGATTGGGGTGAAGCGTATTGTTCCATTCTTCACAATCGCGCCGGTCGTCCGCCACAAGCTCTTCAAACGTATAATACTTTCTGTCTTCCCAGGTGTGGTTGCTGCTGTCACTCACTTTCTTCTGGTCCACCCGCCGTGCACCTTTGTTATGCCAGCGGCCAATGGCTTCATGGTTCTTATGTGCTATGGTTGTCTTGAACGCACCGTTCAGAGCTTCAGCATATTTCTCCTGTGAGTTCTGTGGGGCACAGAAATGCACAAACTTAAATACCTCACCTGCCTTCAGGAATCCTTCTTTATACTTGCTCATCAAGTGCTGCTCCACCTCAATACCGGCTGGAATACCCCATCCGTTGCGTTCGATGAGCCGGAACATATCACGAAAACAGTCCACTACCAAGGCATCATCCTTATCCCGCCCGTAGGCCAGCCCGATACGGCACTGGCTCACCACATCATAAGCATAATAGGCATGCACATACTCGCCGCCTTTCATCCGACGCGGCAAATCCACGTCATCCATCGTTATTTGTGACAGGGAGAACTTACCACCATGGCGGTGCATGTGCGGCATTTGCTCATGATAGAATTCCATACGTCCACGCAAGGCTTTTTCTATCAGCAGCTGGCTTGCCGGGTTGTTCAGTATGTTCCGGATAGTGCTTTCGCTCAGTTCTTTCGGTTCCCCGTTCTTATCCGTAAAGTTTTCCGGATTGAATATCTCTCCTGTTTCCAGATCCCATACTTCCAGTTCACCGCATACAAACGACAGATACATTTCATGCACATCACTGCCGTATGGTTGGTTGGGAAGTACTTTCAAACTCATCACCAGGCGTTCGTCCATGTGAGTTACCTTCCGTTTGTTCTGGTTGCCGAATTTTCCGGTTATCAAACATTCATAACCGTATTGCTTATATTCGTTCACTTTCTTGCGGAAACGAAGGGTACTGGCAGGAAGATCATGACCAAAGTCTTTGCGTAGGGTCTCGATGGTGGTGGCCATCATGTCCCAGTTATATTTTTCACCCATCAGTTTTCGGTAATCATTGCTTCTGTTATAAAGCTTGATACAAGTATTCAACACGGAAGCATTCACCGCATATTTCCGGGCAAGTTCGTCTGTTGCTCTGTTGCTGGAAGAATGAGAAGCCCAATCCAAAAAATAGGCTACTGCAGCCTGATCCAGCACATAGTTTGAGAGTATCCAGTGGCGAAGTGCCTGCTCTGTTCCACCGGGGTTGTCTTCCTTCACCCGTTCCAGACACTCGGTAGGCAGGCTATTGAGGGCGACCAACGCGCAATTTCCAGCAGCACCTCCACCACGACGCACCACCTTGATACGGCCACGGTTCACCCAGTTCCTGTAGCAGGATTCGGTGATATAGCCGCCATCTATGAGCTCACGTGCAGAAATACACTGTATGTTACCGTAATACACCAACATAGCCGCCTCCTATCTCAATGCCGATGCAAACGCTTGGATTTGGTTAATATCGGCAACCATCACATGCTCGTAAGTCTTCACCGTTTCTCCCTTGAATATTACCTGACCGCTACCATCATTACGGTCAAGCTCTATCAAGGCACCGTTCGGACAGTACTGACGCATCACATTGTCATAATCATGGAAAGTTTCTATTTCCGGAATAACAACCATCACAATACCGCCACGATCCATGGCCAACTTACGGATCTTTGCAGAAAGTTCGGAGTTGCCACGACGGTCATCAAACCGGATAGCGTTATAAACAGTCTTCTCTGTCACGTTGAGTGCCTTTGCGATAAAGTCGCGGTCGGCTTTCGTAATGTGAATGTACCTCTTGTTCATATCTCACTTGTTTTAATGATTAATATTGGGGGGAGTCCGGGGAATCGAACCCCGGCACAAGAACCATGCACTCCCGTGTGTCTTTCCACACCGTCACCCGTCTCTTAACGCCTTCCGGGTTGTCACGCTGGGTTTACTGTTGTCCCTCAACCTTTTCACCTTTTTCAATAATCCCAAGAAGTATAGTGAATTTCTCACGTATCTTCTGGTTCACTTCCAGTTCCAACGTATGCGCCAAATTTGAAGCCGCACTGGTGCTGTTCTTGCGGATGCTTCCGGTAAGAAGACTATCAGTCAGACTGTTTATCTTGCTTTCCATGTATAACTTTACATCATCATGGCTACCGGCAGATAAAACCACCTTCAAGGCACGGTAACAGGAAAGTTCACGTTGCGTCTTGTACATATCCTCGGCATACCAGCAGAAGAAATGTTCAAAATCCTCATTCATGTCTTTGGTGTACTTGTCAGCCTGTCTTACCAAATCATCTATATGGGTCTTTACAGAACTGAATACAAAATCCCAGCAACTCATTTTCTTGTTTTCCATAATCTCACTTATTTAAATTCGTTTATAATCGGTTTCAAACTCACGCCGTAACAACTCATCAGGCGGCGGATAAGGTTCTTCACATAAAAATCAGGTGCGGAAAACACAATCCCGGTCTCTTCGGTATATCTGAAGCTGATACCGTCCATCATCAACACGTAAGCCACCTTGTGCTTCACGCTCTGTGTCTGCCATTCTTTTATTTCTTCGTTCATTTTCTTTAATCCTTAAAATTCGCTAATCACATGCCTTTTTCGTATATTTGGCGCGGTGTTCCTTTTTGAACACGCTGCAAATATATAGAATATTTTCGACACTAAAAAGTTTTATGTAGATAATTTACGACTTATGACGAATATTTCCGACAGGATTGCAATCCTAATTAAAGAAAAAGGTATCAGTACAAGGGCACTTGAACAAGCTATTGGGTGCTCGAATGGAGTAATTTCAAGATGCATTAGCAAAGGAACAGATATATCAAGTTTATGGGTGTCGAAAATTATCGAAATACATAATGATATAAACCCTACCTGGTTACTTACTGGGAAAGGTGATATTTACTATAATACATCATCTACAACAACACAAACAACCGAACTATCCTCTCTCCTTGCCTTAATTAGAGAAAAAGAAGAAATCATCAGGGAACAAGATAGAGAAATCGGACGCTTAGAGGAACGAATCCGGCAAATGACAATCGAAAAGGAAAAACATGTATCGGATGCGCCCATTTCCGGTACTGCAAATGTCGGGTAGGCGGATTTACTATTACCATACACCGGTGATGGAAAACGAAGCGTACCCCCTATCATCCCCCATGATGTCCCCCTCCCAAGCAATCCCCCTCCCCTACCATTATATAAGGGCATAAAGGCACTGATATTGGGGAATTTAAAAAGTAAAACGTGAAAAATGATAGGTTTTTAGGGGGGGGCTATCAAATAAAAAACAAGGGGTATTTTTAAAATTGTGGTATTTTAGCATGTCTGTATCGCACACCGCCAAAACCCTATTTTGAATATCCAGTTCTATAAAAGTGAATATCCACTTTGAATATCCACCTGAATATCCAGCGTCAAAAAAGACCGATTTCAAGCACAAAAAAGGGGAGGTATAACCACCTCCCCACACCGGATCATTCTAAAGCCGTTTTTATTGCCTTTTTAGCCGCTTATTATTCGTCTGATACATTTCCACTACGCCCGCAAGAAATGAGCGTAGATTGCTTTATTATAGCCTTTTTGGTGCATACAGTCCCGTTACCAGATAATCCTGCATGAAGCAGATAATTCTTCGTTGCGCCCACCTGTTCTGCCGTCAAAACAGTATAAATGGCCGTTATACTACTAAAATACCAGTCTTTCCGCTTTGTTCCTTCTATTCCGTGTGTCAAATGTATATGTATTACCTTTGCCATAACTAATAATATTTTGTCGCAAATATACCAAATAACTATTATATGGAATAATTTAAGCAGCATTATATCAAATAATCAGGCACAAAAAAAGCAGCCGCAGCTGCCACTCACTCCCCCACCAGAATCAACCATGTAAGCCTTATGTAAACCCAATTAAACCTATCTGCAAATCTGTATGCCTAAAAAGCACATAAATGTAGCTGCAAATTAAACCCACGTAAACGTTTCGTTTTGCAGAGCCATCCACTCATATTTTGCATAACATTTTGTATATCAATAGGTTTGATATTCTTTCCGCTCAATCCTCAATATACGTTTCGTTCTGTGCCCCATACATATAAACCTAGATTTATAAATCATTAATAATCATCCTTATTATAATAAAAAGATTTTATCAATGACAATTGACGATATAAAGAAACTGATAGCCTCTGACGAATCACAGACTTTGGAGCTAAAGAAAACTACTAGCGAGTTAAAAAAGGAAATCACTCGAAGTGTCCATTCCTTAATACAGAAAGAAGTTGGTTAATTTTCGGTGTAGCACCGAAGTCGCTAAAGATAATCGGGCAAGAAGTGACAGCACGCATTTTATAAAGTACACATTGTAAAGCCATCCACTCTTCCGTTACTTTGCCAACAAAAAGACCATGAAACGAATAATGAGTAAAGAAGAGTTCCTGTCAGTTTATGAAAGGCAACAAGCCAGTGGTTTGACCATAAAAGATTTCTGTGAGAATGAGACCTATTCATCATCCTGCTTCCATTATTGGAAGAAGAAATTCGGCCTGAGCCGTACTTACACCAGCCATCCGGATAGAGTTCCCGATGATACATTCATTCCATTGGGCCTGCATCGCAGGGAAAATCTCCCGTCCGGCACAGCACCTTCCAAGCGATTAGAAACCGAAAGTCTTGGTTCGGCACCTAATATTCTGTTGATAAAATCTGTAAACATAAAAATATGTTTGGTTTTAATTCAGATATTAGAATTTGAACCGGCAGGAATAGTATTTTAACGATTTGGAGAATGATTTCATTTCGTTCAAAACAATTCCGTGTCTAAGAGGTTACAATAAAAAAGGTTACTCATTCAACATCGGTTTATCGGTCATAACTTCACAGCCATAATCCGATAAACTGCATCAAACATTGCTTATTCAAATAATAAGTTTGTATTTTTGGATGAAATATCGGAAAGTTATGGATAAAAGAATGGTTTTGGATAGTATCATGAGGCTCTGCCTGAAGGAGAATGACAGGAGTATAGATATGTATATAGCAGACAGAAAAGGCAATACATATCCGATAACCCATGTATTTCTTGGCGAAAGCGGAGTTTTATATGCAACAAACGGTACTGCTTTGGTTGCCCTGGAAGAGCTGGACGATAATACCCTGAATGATATACTGTGTTTTCTAGGATAATAACAAAACATGTTGGAAAAATTAAAAGAATCCGACCGGTCTTGAAACTATATTTATCACAAATCGAGAAGATAAGTCATAAGCCAAACAATCCGAACCAACCTTTTAGGGTGAATTACCAGCAAAGATAAAGGTTAAACTGTACATAGCCAATAAATATCAATAAAACACACTCACAAAATATTTCCTTAACCATAATAATACCACACTCATGCTGTTTTATGTTCCATGGCAAATAGGAATGAAACTTATAAACAGTATTCATCAGCTTCATATAATTAATGTATATTCCCCCCCATCCATACTTTATATAATTGCCTGAAAAATACTGAAAAAGCCACTTTTTTACGAGAAACTAAATTTTTTTATGAGAAAAATAGATGAGTTTTCAATAAAGTATGTATATTTGCAGCAAAATTAAGAGTTTAACCGTACTTGAATAAAGTTGGAACAGGGGAAATATTATGGAATATCTATTTCTGAAACGTAAAAAAGCCTCTTTTGTTTCTCAAAGGCAGAAGGACTTGCTTTTTGATGCTGCTGAAAAACAGTGGCGGAAAGAGTTTGTTGCAGGCGGAATTGAGACAAGAAAGGTGGATTTGGATATTTACAAGTCCCTTCTTTACTTCTTGGAGATAAAACAGGTTTTTCTTGACCCGAAACTGTCCCTGAAGAAATTGAGTATGATGATTGAGACAAACCAGACCTATCTGTCGAATGTGATAAACAGGTATTTCGGATGCTGTCTGAAGAAATTAGTGAACAGCTACAGGATAGAATATGCCAAAGAACTCTTACGTGCAGGAAACTGTCCGTTGAAGGAACTTCCCCAACGAAGCGGCTTTACATCCAAAAGTGCTTTCTACGCCGCTTTTGGCAGACAGTCGGGATATACGCCGAAACGTTATATGACATACAAATGGAAAAATGAAATGCAAGATAATTAAGTCCTTTAAAACCAAATATGAACAACCAATTTTTATTTTTTTAAATTTATAAATTTAAATTCATTATGAACAAAAAATTTTTAAGTGCAATCCTGTTCGGAGCTTTAATGGTTTCGTCAACAGGGACATTTGTATCTTGTAAGGACTACGATGACGACATCGATGAACTTTGGGGTGCTGTGAACGGTGGAAAGGAAGAACTTTCCAAGAAGGTATCAGCTCTTGAAACTTCAGTGTCTGACTTACAAGGTGCACAAACAAAATTAGAAGCAGAAATTGCTGCTGTCAAGAAAGAGGCTGCTGATGCCAAAGCTGCTGCTGATCAGGCTGCTGCCGATGCCGCTGATGCTAAAGCTGCTGCTTTACAGGCTGAAAAGAATGCTATTGAAGCTGCCAAAGCTGAAATCGCCAAAGTGAAGGAAGAACTGGTTAAGATGATTCAAGACAATCAAGGAGCATCTGAAGAAGACATCAAGGCCATCGAATCTGAAATCGCCACTATCAAGGGTGATATCGCAGCTCTTACCGCTGCCTATAAAGGTGCAGACGCAGAAATTTTGGACAAATTATCTAAGGTAGAAAGTACTTTGGGTGAAAGAATTAGCAACCTGGAAGCCGATGTTAAGACCAACAAAGAAGAAATCGGAAAATTGCAGGGCGCGTTGAAATTGCAACAGGATGCATTGGATGCATACAAAGAAGCTACAGGCAAGGAACTTGGTGATATCAATACCAGACTGGCAGCATGTGAAGAAGCTGTAAAAGCCCTTCAGGGATTTGATGTTGCAGAAACAAAAGCAGCAATCGAACAGCTGAAAAATGACTATAAAAAAATTGCTGAAGAAATAACCAAGATAAACACTAACTTGGATGTATTATCTTCTGCCATCTATACAGGCGTTACTCATGTTTCATTGGTAAACAGCGAGAACAATAATCAAGGAGAAGATAAATGGAATCTTGATTTTGAAAGTGTCTTAATTCAGAAGAACATCTTCGGTGACGAATGGACTTTGGACAAAACCATTGCAAACAAGCTTGAGTTCAAAGGTGGAACACAGGACCAGAAGAGCGCAAAATTCTTGATTCGTGTATCTCCTACCAATGCTAATCTGGACGCAAGCATGATCAGCTTGCAGGACAGCAAAGGTGAAAAACTGGATATTGTTGAAGTGAAGAACATCACTCCGTACGATGAATTGCTGACAGGTACAAGAGGTATTTCTAAAGGCGGTTTGTGGGTGGTTGAAGTCGCTTTGAAAAACTATGATGAGGACTCTTTCAATGCAGCCGCTGATAAAGATGGAAAGAAAGTTCTGTATGCTGTAGCAGTAGACAATACGAAAGAGGATGAAACTGTCATGGGTAAGAGAAATATCATTTCTACTTACGATTTGACTTTGGAACACAATAATTTTGGACCTTCAAACGAATTAGATTTCTTTGTTGATGACACTAATGTTAATGACATCAACAACCGTTATACTTTTGAAAGCAAGTCTATCACAGGTGAAGTTAAGAGTGGGTCTACACCGGCTAAAGAATATAAGTGGACTGGTAATGCTTTGACTGAAGCTTTTGATAAAAATGGAAATGTATTGAAAGATAAGGGAAACTTCGTTGCTAAAGAAGAAGAAAATCAAGCTCCGGAAAAAGGGGATAACCGTTCAAATATGCAGGCTTATCCGGCTGTTCAAAATAAGGCTATCACCATATCTTTGAAAGAAAAAAAAGGAGATAAGTGGGTAGCAGCAGAAAAAGTTAAGGCTATGTATGTAACTTTCGATAAGAAAGCTAACGCCGTTGAGTCTGCACCTTCAGAATGGAATGCTTGGAATTCATATAAATATGAAGGTCTGAACACAGTTGTTGAAGGTACAACCGCAACAATTAAAATTTCTCCTAACGAAGATCAGGAAATCATCAATGACTTCATTGGTTTCCGTGTATATGCTGTTAACTTGGACGGAACCTTGGTTGATCCGGACGGTCGTGCGTTCTATGTGAAATTAGGTGAGGCCGGTGTTGAAATTCCTTCTATCGAAACAAAAGTTATCGCAACTACAGTTGATGCAAAATCCGGTGCTGTAGAATTGAGCAAAGAAGATGTAGCTAAACTGAAAGGTCTGAAGATTGATTCATACGAATGGGCTGCTGATGGTTTGGGAGACAAAGTTAATGAAGATGAAGATTTAGAAGAAAATGAAAAGATAACTCATATAAAAGCTAATGGTTTCCAAGTAACATTGACTGCTGGTACAGCTACAATTACTACAGGTGCCGATGTAGTAGATGGTATTCAAAAAGGAGATGATTTAGATGTATCAATTCCTACTGATATCAACAAGGCTACAATTGTAACCAAGTTCAATGAAAGCTTAGGTATGGTATTGGATGATACTAAATTGAACGGTACATTGACTTTGAAGAATGTTGATGGATTTGTATTGGCTACAATAAAAGTTTCCGCAGAAAAAGTATTGCCTACAGCAGAACCTGCCGAACATAAATTCACAGCTAAGGACAACCAGATTGTAAACGGTGTTTATAACTGTTTCTTGATACCAAGTCAGTATAAAATGGATGGTACTATTACTTGGGATGCTCAGAAAGGATGGGGTGTAGAAGGTACAGCTTCTGAAGGTACAATGAATATGGAAAATGTATTCAACGGATGGAAAAATGACTTCAAGAATGCTACATCTGGATACCGTATTGTTCTTGCTAATACTAAGTATAATAATGGTACTAAAGATTATACAGATGAGGCAGAATTCGGTGAGAATGTTACTATTCCTAATGTATTAATCAACAGTACAACCAAACATGCTACTGATATAGAATACGTTTATGCAGGTGTAAGTGCTTATGTAGACAATAACAAAGTATTGACAAATCAAAATCATGCAGTTAAAGCATACGATTCATTCAATACTGTATACAACTGCTATATGCACAAACCGGTTCATACTTGGAGATGGATTGAAGCTAAAGACGGTAATTATACACTGATTGATGGTGAATGGGTTATTGATACTAATAAGAATGGTAAGAAAGACGCAAACGAAGTTTCTAGAACCTTGCCTAAGACCAGTGCGGTTTATGCAGAAGAAAACTTTGAAGTAAATTGTGCCGATATCTTTGGTGTAAATACTTACAACAGTACTAAGTACGGTGTTGACATGACTAAACTGAATTTGCAAGAAATTCGTGTAGTTGACGCCAAGATTACAAGCAACGGTTCTAAGGATGAAGATTACTTTGTTCGTGATCATAGTCAAAATAGCCAAGATTGGGGTAATCAGACTATCAAGTTCCATAAGAACTCTGCTTCTACCAATCCGACAGCTGATGTGGCTTCTACATTGACAGTAGTTTATGTAGACATGTACGGTCACGTTCAGACAGCTGAAGTTGGATTCACTGTTAAGAAACAGTAATCATTAATCAAGAATAAGTCGTTTCTCTGGTGAGAGAAATACTTAGATATAATAAAAACTTTAAATTTATAAATGATAATCCCTGGCTTGTGAAAGTCGGGGATTATTTATTTTACTCATTGGCATCACTATCATATATATTAAGGTGTACGTTACCCAATCCGAGCCCGAAGAAAAATCGGGGCTCAGTAGAAATTTAGTGGGGATACGCATATAGCTTAGCAATGCAGAATAGGAAGAACTTCTTATCTGCTACACCTCTGAGGTTCGCTCTGAACAATTTGATTTTGGCATTGAACGATTCTGCCATCGCATTTGAAGAACGATGGTTGTAGAAATT